GGCCAATGGCGTAGTGAACTACACCGAATTAAAAGCGAATGTAGAAGACATCTGCGAACAGACGTTCACGGCAGATCAACATGCTATGTTTGCAGAACAAGCAGAACAGAAAATATATAACACTGTTCAGATTCCCGCGCTTCGTAAAAACCAGACGGGTAACACTACTTCGGGTAACAAATATTTAGTTTACCCAACAGATTTACTTTACGTTTATTCGTTAGCTGTAATTGATGGCAGTGGTAATTACATCTACCTGCTCGACAAAGATGTTAATTTTATGCGTGAGGCTTACCCGAACCCATCAACTACTGGCACGCCCAAGCATTATGGTTGGTTTGATAATACAGCGTTTATATTAGGCCCAACTCCTGATAGCAATTACGATGTAGAAATTCACTATGGTTACTACCCAGAGTCTATTGTTACTGCGGGAACTACTTGGCTCGGCGATGAATTTGATTCTGCGTTGTTGAATGGTGCTCTGGTTGAAGCGATACGCTTTCAGAAAGGTGAACCTGACATGGTGGCCCTGTACGAGAAGTTGTACGTACAAGCTATGGCCCTGTTGAAGAACCTCGGCGATGGAAAAATGCGAAGCGATGCTTATCGTGACGGGCAAGTGACTAGGGACGTAGCATGATAAACGGTGTACAAACAACACTAGATAACGGTTTTAAGGTAGACGTTCACACGACCAGTAATCGTGGTTGGACGCCAGAAGAATTAGCAGATCGTGCTTTGGAAAAACTACTGCATGTCAGTAAAGACGCTGATGAGCAGGTCAAAGCGCAGGCTCTGGTATTTAAAGAACAAATTAGACAGGTTTTAGTGTTCTACATGAAAGAAGCTATCAAGTCAGATAGAACCACTATTTGTGCAGAACTCCAAAAGCAAGGCCACGCTGAGTTGGCTAACATTATCCGTAAACTATAGGAGAGGCCCATTATGGCTATTACTCAAGCAATGTGTACGAGCTTCAAAGTGGAGCTTCTTAACGGTATACACGCCTTTGGAACCACGGTCGCTAGAGCAGGCACCACAGCAGATACAATGAATATAGCGTTGTATACAAGTTCTGCGACTCTGGGCGCTACGACTACAGCATATAGCGCGACTAACGAAGTGTCTGGTACAGGTTACACTGCAAAAGGAAACTCACTGACAGCGGTAGCGCCTACCAGCTCTGGCACCACAGCGTTTACTGATTTTAACGATACTACTTGGTCAACTGCGACTATTACCGCTCGCGGTGCGTTAATCTTCAACGATACACAGTCCGGTGATCCTGCGGTGGCTGTGTTGGATTTTGGATCAGACAAAACGTCTACAGCCGGTGATTTTACTATTGTGTTCCCAACTGCGGACGCTAGCAACGCGATTATTCGTATCGCATAAAAGGTGCTAGATGACTGACGTTATCGTCCCAGTATCAGGTTGGGGTTTCAGTACATGGGGTACTGACGGTTGGGGCGATGGTCAGCCCACTCCACTTGCTACAGGTCAAGTAGGTAGTGTTGCTATAACTGGCGATGCCACTGTTTCTGTAACAGGAGTAGCTGGGACAACGGCTTTAGGCACCGCAGAAGCTGGCGCTACAGCCACCGTAAATGTTACGGGTGTAGAAGCCACGGGTATAGCAAACTATGCTCGGTGGGACGTAACCGTAGATTTTGGTGGTTGGGGTCGAGGAAGCTGGGGCCAAGGCGCTTGGAATCAGTCGATAGGGCTTGAAGCTACTACTGGTTTAGGCACGGCTACCCCACAAGCAGGGGCGGGAGCGACTCCGACAGGTGTAGCAGCAACAGGGTCAGTAAACTCTGTTACGGTTAACGCTGATGCCATTGTCAATGCTACAGGAGTTCAAGGAACTACTGCTCTAGGCACTGCTGTAGCACAGGCTAATGCTGATGTCGCGGTAACGGGCGTAGTTGGAACCACTGCTCTAGGCAACGCTGGAGTAGAAGGGGGCCATACTGAGTTCCCAACTGGGGTTCAGGGCACCACAGCTCTTGGCACTCCGGTAGTAAATGCCGACGCTACGGTCAATGTTACGGGCGTGGCAGGCACTACAGCCCTAGGAAGCGCCACCGTTGAGCTTGTCATTAGAGTTCTGGTGACAGGTGTTCAGGGCACAACCGCTCTGGGTTCTGAATCTGTAGTGGCTAAAGCAAACGTGTACCCGATAGGAGTACAGGCCACTGGACAGGTAGGGAATGTGCTAGTATGGGGACAAATAGTCCCAGATCAGAATGCAAATTGGACGGAGATAGCAGCGTGAGAACTGTAAATGAAGCTAAAGATTTAGAGAGCGGGATTGATCCTCGTCATGAAGTTGAAATTTTGTGCCAAAATTGCGGATATGATTTGGATGAAGCTGAATTAGAAGCTGATACTTGTTCTGATTGTGGCAAAGTTTTAAATTTACAACAGAACACTAAAATATATGCAACCTCGGTACCTGCGGCAACCGGCGACGCGTCGTTATAGGAGAAGATAAATGGCGACTTATGATAATGATCTTAGGTTAAAAGAGATAACCACAGGCGACGAAGACGGCACTTGGGGAACCTCTACGAACACCAACCTAGAGCTTATTGGTGAAGCATTTAGCTATGGCACCAAACAAATGGCTGCTGATGCTAACGAAACCTTTACAATGTCCGACGCAGCGACGGACACTACTCGTGGTTTTTACTTGAAGATAACTTCTGCTGTGTCACTCACAGCCACCAGAGAAGTTACTTTGGGGCCGAACACTGTAAGTAAAATTTGGATTATCGAAAATGCCACAACCGGCAGTCAGATTATTACAATCAAACAAGGTTCTGGTGCGACGGTAAATATCGCCAACGGCGAAAAGTCGATGATAATCACAGACGGTGCCGGTGCTGGCGCAGCCGTAGTTAATGCAAATCCAACCACTACTAGCGGTACAGTAACTAGTGTATCTGGCACAGGTACAGTAAACGGCCTGACTTTAACAGGTACGGTAACTAGTTCTGGAAACATAACTTTAGGCGGTACGCTGGCTAACGTAGACCTTACTTCTCAGGTTACAGGCACGCTGCCTGTGGGTAATGGCGGCTCTGGAGCAACAAGTCTAACAGGTGTACTTAAAGGAAACGGAGCCAGTGCGTTTACTGCCAGTGATGTAGATTTAACCAGTGAAGTTACAGGCACTCTCCCAGAAGGTAACGGTGGCACTAACCAATCTACTTATACTCAAGGCGATATTCTTTACTCCGATACGGCTAATTCTTTAGCTAAATTGTCTTTGGGTACAGCAAACCAAGTCTTGCAAGTAAATTCTGGTGCTACTCAGATTGAATGGGCAGATGCTGGTGGCGGGGTAGATGTACAAGAATTTACCTCTTCTGGAACTTGGACAAAACCTGCCGGTGCAACTTCGGTTATAATTGAAGCGTATGGCGCGGGTGGCGGTGGAGAAGGCGGTCGGAATTCTCCTAGCCCTGTTGGCCCCGGTGGGCAAGGTGGCGGCGGAGGTAGTTACTTTACAAGGACTTTTTCTGCTCCAGAGTTAGGTAGCACCGAAACTGTAACAATCGGCGCAGGTGGTTCTGCCGGTGCGGCAGGGCCGGATTCTCCCGGCCCCTCTCAAGATGGTGGCGCGGGCGGTGATACTAGCGTAGGCGATCTTATTACAGCTTACGGTGGTTATGGTGGTGGTGAGAACCCCAGTAATGACACCAATCAAGGTTTTGGTGGTAGAGCTTGGAGTGCCCCAGTTGCTCCCGGCCCAGCACAACAGGGCTTTCCGAGCATAAACTTAGATGACGCTCGTGGAGGTGCTATTCAATGGGGATACGGAACAAGCCCCGCTGAATATTTTGCCTTAAACAACCCAGTTGTGGGCGGGCCGCTGCAAGGACAGTTCAATGACCAAGGGCCAACGATTCAATTAAACAACAGGTGGCCTTTTGGTATTTATGGCGGTGGCCCCGGAGGAGATCGTAGATATTCTGGTTCACCCAGCATTGCCTGCAATGGAAGAGGCTCCGTTTGGGGTGGCGGTGGCGGAGGTGGCGGCGGTGCGGGTGATGGCCCCGGCCCAATAGGTAACATGACCGGCGGCTTTGGGGGAGGCGATCAAAGTCTCGCTTTTGGTGGCGCTGCCGGTGGCGCTTACCCTACCAGTAGTCCATCAAGAAACG